CTGTTGGACTTGGCATTTATTTCCCTCTAAAATTCAATTATTAATTTAACATTCTCAGTTTGATCTGAAGCTCTTGTAATTGGTGATCTATTTTCTACATACATAACATCACCTGTGTCAGCATCTAATTCACCAGAATTATAACCAGAAGTAAATACAACACTATCGACAGTTGTTGACGAACTTGATGGTGTTGCTGTAACACCAGAACTTTGTCCTGTGATTGTGTTTGTACCAGAAAACGCTGTTAAATCACCGTTACTATCTACACCGTGATCGTTAAATCTTGTTTGTATGTAGTATAGAATATTGTTTGAACTATCCCATTCTACAACTTTACCTACAGCGCCTGTTGTCGCTTGATTGATTTCTTCATCAACTGTAAAGTTACCAGATGGAGATGTTACTAAAACTGCTTTTGTATTTCTTAATGTTGTTGCAGATGCAGCTGAACCACCAGATTCAGGATCTCTAATTAATGCAACTCGTCTAAAATCATTTGCAGTTGTAAAGTCACCAGAGTTTGACGCTTCACTTGCTTCAAAGTTAGTGTTTAACATTACATAAAAACCACCTAACTCTTTGACTGCGTTAAATCCGTGTCCACCTTTTGGTTCAATAATACAATCTAATTCTGCGCCAGATAAACCTGTAGCACCAGCTGAAACTATGTCAGCATTTCTTATGTAACCAAAAGTATATCCTGTACCAGCGTTTGTAACTGTAACTGCAGTTACTGCACCACCAGAAACTGTTACTGATACTGTACCAGATGAACCATCGCCTCTGATTGCAATACCTGTGTGTGTACCATTTGTACCACCTGTACCTGCTGATTTGATTTTGACAATATTAATTGCACCATCAGTAGCAGCAGAAGAAACAGTAGCATCTGTCGCCACTGCCATAAAATCTGTTGATAAGAAGTTTGTTTGTTGTGCCGCTGTTAAAGAATACATATATTTCCATTTGTATCCATCAGCAGTAGATAATATAGATGTTGATGTTCCTGTAGGTTCTACAGTTGAATTAGCACCACTATTATTATCTAAACATTTGTAAACGTGATTAGCACTAGATAGTACATAAAAAGTTGCATCATATAAAACTGATGCGCCACTATCTGCTGTTTGAGTTGTTGTAGTGCCTGTAATTCTATTTCCATAATCGTGTCTATAATAATCATAGACAGTTCCTGATGCCCAATTTCTTCTAGGAACAACGTTTGTTATATCAGAACTAGTTACTCTTTTTGCCGCTAGTAAATCGTCAAAATAATAAAATTCATCTTGTACTGAATCCACTGGAGTTAATGGAGAAGCATCTGTTCCCTCATTTGTTGTTCTACTATCACCTCTAGTTAAAGTACCAAAGGCCTGTGGTCTTCCAATACCTAAATAATAGACATTTGGAGACGCTTCTGAAAAGGATTCCGTAAACTGTTCTGCGTTATGAATCCTGAATTTGTTTGTTACTATTGCTGGCATATTTTCCTCTTAAACTAATTATATTTATACATCTTTTTAATAACTTATACTAATTTCCGTTGGATAAGTTATATATGTTTTTAAATTATCATTGGCCAAATCTTGTATCTGCACTACTTCACCATTATAAGTCGTATTATTTAACGCAATTAATCTATGATTAGCCCAATTGACTAACTGCATGGGTTGTACATAACTTCTAACAACACTATCTGCTCCCGCCGCTCCTGTTTGTACATTAGGGTGTCCACCACCAAACATACTTGTAAATGCGGGATTTATACTATTTAAATATAGTGATTTCATACGTGGTCCACAATATGCATAACCATATTTTAACTCATCACCTCTAACCGTTATTTTAGCGATTGAAGGTATTTTCAATGTCATTGATTTGTTCAATGTTAAATCTCTTGTATTTGGTGTAAAGTGTTCACTTGTACTATCTGTAAAATCTGGATCAACACCTAACTCTGGATTTGCTCTTAAAGTTGTACCATCTGATGTAGTACCTAATCTTCTACCAAATATTGTTGAGAATAATGTATTAACAATTAAAGCAACTTGTTCGTAATCTACACCAGAATTAATACCTATTGTTCTTTGAATTTCAGCTGATACTTGCGTTTGAATATCTACTTGACCTGTAAAATAGAAACCAGATGTGTGCATTGTTTTTTTGAAACTATCTCGCCAGTCATTAATTGTACGACCAACTTTGATAACATAAGAGAAGTCTTGGTAGTATAAACTATCTTGTATTCTCATTGATGTTTCTGAAACCCAACCATCTTGGTTTATAAAAGTACCCGCAGTATCTACAACAGCACCAACTGTCATAGTCGCTGTACCTAAATCATTTTTTTCAACAGTAGCAGTTGCACCACCACTTGAAGTTATAGATGTATTTTCAGCAAACTGTCCTGATGGACTAGAAACTTTTAATATACCTGTTCCTGATGTATAAGATACTATTGTTGCCGTAACAACAGTAGATGAACTATCAATTCCTGTAATAGTATCACCAGCAATTAAAGAACCTGATACATTTGAAACAATTAAATAACTTGGTAATGCTAATGTCGGTGGCGATGGTGACGCTTGATATTCTGCGCCTGATTCAATAATTTTTAATCCAAGAATACGACCTATTTCTGTACCATATGCATAAACAACGGCGCCTGAACCATTTGTATCATCTACTTCAACTGTTGGTAATGATTGATAGTTATTACCAGAGTTTATAATTCTTATATCTGTTATCTCACCAGAACCTGTACCACTTTCTTGTACAATTTTATTTCCTGTGTAAGTATCTCCTCTTACTGTTTCATCTTCTAAAATAATATGATCTTCTGTTGTTGATGTAGAAGTTTCTTGCGTTAGTCCACCATTGACTACTGATACTTTCGCTCTCGCTGAACCACCACCTGTACCTGTATTTGTAAAATTAATATCATCACCAATCACATAACCAGAACCAGGATTGTCAATAATAAATTCAGTAATACCACCACGACCAACAGCATCAACTTGTACGATTGCGCCTTGACCTCCACCTGTTACAGTAAGACTATCAGCTTCTGTATATAAACTACCATCGTTAGTTAAAGAAGTTGTACTTGGAATGCCGGTAATAGTTGCTTTAATAAAAATATCATCATCATCTGTTTCTGTACCTCTAATAACTTCACTTGTTTGAAACGTACCTAATATTGTATCTTCATTTAGTATAAATTCTGTAACTTCGTTTGCACCAATTTGAAACTTAAATACGTTTTCTACAACCGCTGTTGCGCCAGAAGTTTCACCTTCTATTGTTCGACCAATTAAATTTGCTGTGTCACCTGTTGTTCCAATTGCTCTTAATATTTTTTTAGTATCCCAATTACCATCAGATGCTCTTAATATATTTTCTCTTGGATAAATTGTTTCTGATTCTAAACCAAAGAGTAATCTAAAAAATAATTCGTGTCCTCTATTTGTACCTTTTGCTCTATAAACAGATTTAATATTTTTAATTAGTTTTCTTTTATCAACACCTGTACTTAAATTTTCAGGTAATGTATTTAAAAATTCATTTCTAAACTTTGTTAAAAAATTAGATACAACTTTGTCAGGATCTCTAAAGTTTAATAAGTCTTGTATATTATTTACAGGATTTGGTTTGTAACTATTAATAATCGCTGTTGCGTTTGAACTAGAACCTACAACTTCTTCACCATCTATAAATTTATCTTGTGCTGATATGTAAAGTCTATTATTATCTAAATCTTCAGCAAGTACAGTTGCAGTTGCGTTTGAAGTAGAACCTGTAATAGTTTCACCTCTTGTAAATTTACCAAAGGCAGAACTTTCTAAAAGTATTTTATCACCCGCATCTAATTGTGTTCTATCTGAATCAATACGTGAACCATCTAAAATTAATTCATTTGCTTGAGCAGTTTCTGTTTCTAATTGAATACCATCGGTAGTTTGTACAGAAGTTACACCTAACTCCGCTGATTCCATAAACGTGTAATACGTTTTAACAAATTCTAAAAATTTAGGGTGTTGTTCTAATACGAACTCTGGAACCTGTTGATTTATCAGGTTTGATATTTTATCTGTGAACTTTGCCATTAGTAGTTAGATGTTACTGTGTAACCTACACCAGCATCAGCTGAACCTCCAACAAAGGTATCTGCCTCTACTGTGATTATTGAATTTGCTGTATCTATATCTAAAATTTGATCTCTAACAGGTACAATGTCGTATGACGCTGGTTCTACAGTAACTTCAATAACAGTAGATGAAGCGCCTCTTATATTTTCTACTGACGCAACTGTTAAAGAGTTAATTGTAATTTGACCTGTAGTATAATTAACTGTTCCTTGAGTATTATTTACATATGTTCTAACTGAACCTACAAAATAATATCTTCTAATATTTCCTGACCCATCATCATCTAAGTAATAAATGTTTGTGTCATTTGGTACTTTAAATCCAGAGGTAGTAATTACACCACCTGTTCCTGATTTGTGACCTGTATGTGGATTAAAAATACCATTTCTAAAATATATGTCATATCTTGTTGATGAACTTAAAGTAGGAGTAAATGTTTTTCTAATTTTTAAACTTGTTACGTTTGATAAAATACTTGTATCAACATCATCTATTAAACCAGTAAGTTTTGAATGTCTAAACACTCCATCAAATTTTTGTAAAGTATTTGTGTTGTAATTTGAAATTGCTGTTGTAACTTCTGACTTTAAAGTTTCAGCTGTTTTAGTAGTTGCCTTTTCATCAAACTTAACATTTGAAGTTAATATAATTGAAGTAGTTTCTGGATCAACAATTTCAGGTCTCACAGAAGCAACATTGTATTGTTGTAATTGAGTTTTGATACTTTCTTTTGTTGTATCTGTTAATGTAGCACCTGATGCTGCTTTAATTGCAATCTTTACTACACCATAAACTGGAGTTTCATCATCTTCGCCACCCCACGCTGAAACTGATTGAGCGTTTGGATAAATTTCTTGTACAAGTGTTTCGTAATCACTTGTTGTAACTGCTCTATCTTGTCTTGCATATTGTAATGGAGCGTTATATCTTATTGACTCTTTTGATTGAGCCTCTGCGCCACCTTGAGCACTAGATACAGTTGATATAGTAACATTTGTAAATCCACCAACATTACCTGACAATGTAAAAGTAGATGCACCATTTGCTTCCGCTTTGTTTGTAACTATGTATTCTAAAATAACAATGTTACCATCTGTTAAAGATTGACCAACAACACCATCTCCAAAATAAACTTCAAACTTACCATCTTCACCTTCTTGTAAAAAATAAACTTTAGATGTATTATCTAAAGAAGTAAAACCAGATGCCTTTGTCCAAGTCGCCACTGTTGTATCAGAAACTGAATTTTGTATTTGTACTCTTAAAGTTGATGTATCAGCATTTACACTTGGAATAATAAATCTTTGATCTGGATCCGAAGTATCTGCTGTATATTTAAATGTAACTAATGTACCTTCGTAAATAGGAATGCTTGAAAATTGATAAACACCTGAACTTGGTGTAATTGTGTGAGAAGCATTTGTTACAAATTGATAAGTTGTTCCATCTACTGTTGTAGTAAAGGTTGTTCCTTTTGCCATAGTGATTGATGAACCACTTGCGTTGTTAACTAAAATATTAATTGAAGCTGTAGGTGCTTTAGGTGATGTTGGTGTGTAACCTAACATCTTTGCTAATGATACAATGTTTTTTCTGATGTCAGCACTATCAAGGTACATTTCATTTGCCAACATATTAGCATTGAAACCTAAGTAATGTGTATTGTAAGCAAGTAAGTCTAACAAGATAGCAAAACCAGAACCTTCAAAATCATAATCTTGGAACTCTGATTGATTTTGTAAAAATGTTTTTAAATTACTTTTTATATTATCAAAATCTAATTCAGATACTGAAAGTTTATTTGATGCCATTGTTATCTAATCCTTTGTAATAATGTTGAAACAGAAACTGGTTCAGGTATATTCATTACATAAAAATATACAGTAACTTCAATTCCGTTTCTATCAGGTTGTTCATTTACAGTAACCTGTGATAATCTAGCTCTTGGCTCGTAGTTTGTTATAACTTCTTCTACTTTTCTTCTTATAAAGATACCAGTCAAGGGTGTAAAGTTTTCAAAAAGTAATTCTCTTATTCCACAACCTAATTCAGGGTGAAAAGGTCTTTCATAATGATTTGTTTGAATTAAATTTTTAACACTTCTTTTAACAGCATTTACATCTTCAATTTTTACAACATCATTTGTAACTACATTTCTTGTAAAATCTAAATCTAAATCTTTATAAAAAGACCTTACAGTTTTTTTACTTTTATTCGTAGATGATGCATCGTATGCTGCCATAATACTAATATTTATACACTATCCCGCAAAAACATTTGGAGAACCTTGAGCAACACTTGTACAACCAGATATACTATCACCTACACGCCCACAACCCTTTCCATTAATAAAAACAGTAGTTGAACCTGTCGCAATAGGTGCTGAATGTGAAGGACAAGGAACTCCTGGTAATAAATGTGATGTATTATTATCACCTCGACGAGAAATCCCTATGCCATTTACTCTTACGTTTGAAGATCCTTGAGCTCTTGTCATTCCTGAACAATGAGCAACATCTGCGTCTCCTATTCTAGTTATTGCTGGCACGTGACATTAACTCCTTTAAGTAATCATCAAACTTTGACATTTGATCGTGTTGTTCTTCCGTATGTGGTTCAGGTGGATAATCAGGTTTAAATGATATTATGTGTTCAAACTCATTTGGAATATCATTGTAGTTTTGATATTTTTGTAATTTGCCATTTTTTCTAATAACAAACTCACCTGTCAACATTATTAAGGTTTACCTTGCCCTCTATAAGGCTTGAATGATCTTTTTTTAGATTTGTTCATTGAACTTTTCTTAACGCCTTTTCTATTGCCTTGTGAAGTTTTTTTAGGTATTCTTTCGTGTTTTATCTGTTCTTTTACTTTTGCCATTTTTTTTATGCTCCATTAAACGAATCATAGTCCATTGAGTCGTATTTTACTTCATTTTCATCAAAACTATCTTTTAATTCGTGTCGGCAATTTCCACAACACTCAATTTTGTATTTTTCACCAAACTCGTTTGTTATTTCTTGCTTACATTTGCCTCCACAATGGCAATCGTGTCCACAATTCTGACAATTTGACTTTTTTTCTTCCATTTCAATATTTATCTTAAAATTTACAAGTTATATGAGCTTCTGTTGTGCGATTCTCAATCATATTTTTTAATTTTTCTTTAGAATCTTCTTTTTTTTCGTCTGATTCGCTGTTTTTTTGTGATTCTAGTTGAATTTTAGGCAAAAATTTACAATCCTCAACTTTTTTAGCACAAGATGAGAACAAAACCAGAACAACTGTTAAAAAAATAGTGATTTTTAGCGCTTTTTTTATCATTTTTATGCTTTTTTTGCTTGACTTTTGTTATTTAGTAT